CATATATATATAAATGAAACAAGTAAAAGGTTCCCCATTCCGTATTGTGATAAATATTTACACGTAGGTGGTTATGTGTATTATGATGAATCTGTTTCGTTAGAGCATGTTAATATTTTAAAAAATTATATAATAAAGTAATAAAGTAATAAAGTAATAAAGTAATAAAGTAATAAAGTAATAAAGTAATTAAGTAATAGTTATGTATTATTTAAATATTATTTAAATGTTAATTAAATAATATATTAAATATGACTTCTCCTATTCCAAAAATTATACATCAATTATGGATTGGTCATAAACCGAGACCTTCAAAATTTATGGCTACTTGGAAAGAAAAACACCCTGACTACGAATATATAATGTGGAATGAAGAAGAAATAATTAGGCGAGGTCTTCAATTAGAATGTGTCTCCAAAATTAATGATATAGAAGAAATAAATGGCAAAGCAGATATTATACGATGGGAGATTTTATTTCATTATGGCGGATTATTTGTAGATGCTGACTCTATATGTATTGTTCCATTTAACAATTTAATGGAGAAAAATAAGCCATTTTGTGGTTATGAAAATGAAAATGTAAGACAGGGTTTAGTTGCCACAGGAACAATGGCATTTCCTAAAAATCATCCATTACCAAGAGGCGCAATTGATTATATTAAAGCAAATCAGGTTAGTAGATCTAAAACAGGTAAAATGGCGTGGCAAACTGTTGGACCCGAATTATTAACAAAACTTCTTCAAACAAATTTATTTAAAGATGTGGTTATTTATCCGAGTTATTATTTTTTACCAAAACATGCCACCGGTATCCAATATATGGGTCATTCAATCGTATATGCGTATCAGGAATGGGGTTCAACAAAACAAAATTATGAAATTATGAATTCTATAGAATTGGAAGATATTTATAAAGAACCTAAAACTTGGGTTTCTGTTTTGGTAAGCAGTTATAATACTAATCATAAATATGTAGCAGAATGTTTAGAATCAATAAAGCAACAAAACGGACATTTTGGGATAGAGTTAGTATGGATAAATGATGGTTCAAATGACTTAAGCACGCAATTATTAGAGAAGACGCTTGATGATTTTAAAAATAAGACACGATTTATTAAAATAGTTTATGAAAAATGGCCTACAAATATGGGGATTAGTTATAGTATTAATAAAGGTATTGAGATGTGTTCTGAGGAAATTATTATTAAAGTTGATAGCGACGATATTTCTCTATGTGATCGCTTTAATAAGCAAATAGAATTTATGAAAAATAATAAAGATTGTGTTATTGTTGGTTCAAATGCTCATTATTTAAAAGAAATTAATAATACTAAAGTTTTGTCGGGAGAAACCAATCATAAGTATTTATTAACCTGGGAAGACTATAAAAAATCTCCTTCGCATTGGATCATAAATCATCCATGTGTGTGTTATAAAAAATCAGCAGTTTTAGCAGTTGGTAATTATAGTCTAACAGCAGACAATGTATGTCACGATTTTGAACTGGAATTAAAACTATTAAAAAAATTTGGCAAAGTATATAATATTCAAGAAAACTTAGTTTATTATAGAATACATGGAGAACAAGTTACTGCTAATAATAGTTGTTCTAAACCCGAGATTGTAAATTATAGAAATAATTTTATTAACAATTTATTATGTGATTAATATTTGTGATTATAACTATGAATAAAAATTGATATAAAAAACATTTATTATATAAATTTACAAGAATTTACAAGAATTTATATAATAAGCAATAAATGATAAAAGAATTACTTAACAATTTGTTTCAATATTTATTGGTTAAATTTTATCCAGATCACTACGAATATAAATCAATAGAACGAGTTAATTCAAGCGGTTCGCTTATTGAATATAGTGATTTTGATTGAAAATAGTGATTATAAGTGATTATAAGTGATTATAAGTGGTTATTATTTTTTTACATATATTTGTTGTTGTTGTGTTGTTGTTGTTGTTGTTGTGTGTTGTTAGTTTGTTGTAGGTTTTAAGTATATATTAACATGACCTTCATCTAAAAACATATAAAATATACATAGTGCCACAAACCATAATAGGAATGGCATATAATATGCCAACCCTATATCAAAAAATTTACCCATTATAAATCCACTAAATATTAATATAATTATAATAACAAGTGATATAACAATCTTATTCATTATATATTTAATATATAATGTTATTTATTTTGTTTAATAACTAATATACTTTTTTCTTTTATTGGTCTATTTTCTAACAAAAATTCACTTACGTGAGAAGTGTCTATTTCTGGGTTATCTTTGAAGTAATTATCTAACATTTTTAATAAATATTCTTTGTTGATTGGTGCTTTTACTTTATTTTTTTTATACAATAATTTCCCATTATTTATATCAAATCTATCTATTTCATTATTTTCCATTACTTTCATTAGAGTATCTGATAATTGTTTTTTAGATGTTTTTAACTCTTTTAGTTGTTTTTGTAAAGCAACTTCTTTTGAATTTATAGAAACCCATTCTCTGATTGTATTTATCAATATTTGTTTTTGATCTCCCATATTAATATTATTTAATTAATAATATTAATTAATTTTTACATTAGTTCAATTAATATATTAATTAATTTTTACATTAGTGTATTTAATATATTCATAATAAATTAATAATCTATATATTAGGTCTTCTTTTTTTCCAGACAGTTTGATATTATGTTCGCGAAGTTCTTTTTTTAAATCTTGAATTGTCTTTTTTTTATACAAATTCAAAACATCATTACTTATATTGCTAAGAATTTCCTCTTCTTTTATATTATATTTTATATGATTATTACAAAAAATTCCAAATTTTGTTATGCAAGCATTCTTCCCACATAGTTCTGAATTTTTTTCAATATACTGACATTCATTCAATTTTATTGAGAACTCTTGTGGATAGTTCACGCCCTTTATTAATTTAGAACTATAATATTTAAAATATGGCAATAGTTTGCTTGTTATAGTTCTACAATATGGACACTTAATTTCATTTACTTTCAACTTAGAGTTATCTTGTATTTTTTTTGTCTTTTGCTCTAGTACTTCATTGTATAGTTCTATAAAGTTAAACTTATGATTACATTCTAAAGTTATATAATTACACGCCAATGATTCATTACTAATTAAACATTTTTTGCTTGTTTCATTACAATCAGTACAAGTATTTAAATAATTTAAAAATATTTCTTTATTGTTCATTTAAGCTATTTATTTTATTATGTATTTAAATTTAAATTATTTTATTAGTTATTATTATTATTAAATGTCATTTTCTAAAGAAACTTGGGGCAATAATATTTGGTATTTATTTCATTCAATAGCACATAAAATTAGAGAGGACAAATTTGAGTTTCATAAAAAAAACATTTTTTTTATTATTAAAACAATATGTAACACATTACCCTGCCCTGATTGTAGCAGAGATGCTACTTTTATGCTAAATAAAATAGATTTTAATAGCATTAAAACCAAGAATGATCTTAAAATGTTTTTATTCAATTTTCATAATGCTATTAATAATAAATTAAATAAACCCAAATTCTGTTATGATGGTTTGGACAGCAAATATAATAACATAAATTTGGATGCGCTATATAATAACATATATATAATATATACTACAAATACTAATATTCCACAACTGATGTCCTCTAGTTTTCATAAAAATCTAATTTTTCCTAAAATTCAAGAAGCACTATTTGCCATAAAAAATGATTTAATATAGACTACTAATTAATATTAACTGTCTGTTATAGCGTTTCCACCTTTATACACCTTACATCTAAAATTTTGATTTGTTGGTCTAGCACATTGAACATTGTTACTTATTGTATCGCTAAAATAAACCAAATTATTTTTATTAGACAAGTTGATTAAAAAATAATATAATGCTCCTAGGCCTGCTCCTATTGCTATGCTGGCTACTATTTCCAAAACTTTCCCACATTTTTGATGTATTTCAACAACAGCATTTAAACAAGTAATTGCTATTAAAAATGATAATAGTTGATAATTTTGTTGATTGTTTTTTATCATCGGATAAATTAAATATGCTGACGAAAACGATAAT